AGATGAAGCACAGAGCATTTGGATACGATATGGAGGCAGGAGCATTCCTGCACGACTTGAGCCAAGTCACCAATGGATTGGCGGACATCGCCGATGCGTACAACAACTTTGATGAGCCAGGCTTTTCTCCCACAAGGAAAGTGAAAGAGGCGTTGGCTTTGTTGGAAGCAGCGCAAGATGAGTTGAGCGACTATCTCAATTTCTTGAGCCGGTAATAAGTAGTTGCGAAACGAACAGATATTTTAGAGCAATGGCAACGTCATTATTTAAGCGCAATCGCCGCCGTTTCGAGGAAGAGACGGCCGAAGCACCGGCAGCCGAGGCAGCCGAGACAACGGAATCAGATACCAATTCCGACAATGAATTCATTAACATTCTGACGGAGATGGGTCTCTCCGCAGAGCAAGCACAAGCAGTTTATCAGATGGCACAAGATTTGGCCAAGGAAGGTAGCGGCGAGAAAGTCGAAGCAAGCCGGATGCGCCGTGCGCGGATGAGCGCAATGCGCCGCCGGATGGCAGGACGTGGCACGCGAGAGCGTTTTTCAAGCCAAGGCCGCGAGGCACGCGCAGAGCGTTTCGAACGCCGTGAGCGGCCGGCACGCAGCCGGTTTGCACGTAGCGAGCGGATGGCACGGCCGGAGCGGAGCAATTTCTCATCCGAGATTATTTCACGTCAACGCGCCACAATTGCAGAATTGCGTTCGCAGTTGAAGGAGTTTGGTGCGCAGCCGGCAGCTCAACGTATGTCGAGCCAACGCCAAGCACCACAAGCACCGGTTATTCCCGCCGCCGGATCAATCCAAGAGCGGGTTTTTGAAGCGATGAAAAACTTTGGGAAATGAGTTATCCAGTAAACCGATTCCGCCGGCGCAACTTTGATGTATCAGTTGCGGCGAATACTTATGCGGGTGAGTTGGCTTTGCCAATTATGTCTGCGGCCTTGAAGTCGAATGATACCATTGCGAAGAACTTTGTTCGCGTGATGGATGGCATTCACCACAAGGCCGTGATTCAGACGTTGAACGCAAACGACACCATTCAGGCCGCCGGATGTGATTATGCAGATGGAGAGGACTTGACTTTGAGCGAGCGCGTTCTTACCTTGATTGACTTGAAGGTGAACGAAACGATTTGCCGCAAGACGATTTATCCAACGTGGCAGGGAACGGCTACAAGCCGGGCTGCTTCGAACTTGATGACGCAGGAGTTTGTGAACTATACCTTGCAGCTCACGGCGGCCAAGACGGCCGAAAACTTGGAGACGTTGCTGTGGCAGGGATCGGCCGTATTCACGAAGGGATTCCTCTGCAACGATGGAACTGCGCTTGCGTCATTGACGAAGGCCAAAGTTGACGCATCGGCCGTAGGCGGATACACTGGAGTGGACATTACGGCAATCACCAACGCCAACGCCATTGCGCAGTTCAACTTGGTTTATACTACGGCCGCAACTTCCAAGCCGGCCATCTTGAACAAGCCGAATTTGGCGTTCTACGTCTCAAACAAGACGTATGCCTTGTACTGCCAACAACTGGCCGGTTTGGGCGCAGGAAACGCAAACTCGTTGCTCGGTATCAACAACCTGGCTACGGCGCAGAGTTTCAACAACGTGACTTTTATGGGCATCAAAATCAACGTATGTCCTGGTATGTACGACGATTTCATTATGCTCACGTATGAGGACAATTTGATTGTCGGTACGAACTTGGGAACTGACTTGAACGAAGTTCGTTGGATTCCTGCCTATGAGTACGATGGAAGCGACAATGTGAAGATTGTGATGCAAATGGCCGTGGGCGTGCAGACGGTAACCCCGGCTGACATCGTTCTCGGATTTACCTTGTTTACCTGATGAGTTGCGCATTGACAGATGGCCGCGTGGTTGATTGTCGCAATAGTGTAGGCGGCATCAAGGCCATTTATTTCCACAACTACGCCGACTTGACTACGCAAGCCGGATGGACGATTGCAGCCGATTTGGTTACGAACGTGCAGACGGCGGCGTGGACGGTTTACAAGTTTGACGTGCGGCCGGAGTTGGCCGAGTTGGATTGTACGTTAACCAGTTCGCTTGAGAACGGCACGGTTTACTTCGACCAGAAGTTGACGGTGACGTTGCACAAGTTGAGCGGTGCAGATGAGGCATTGGTGCGTTTGCTTGCATACGGCCGGCCAAATATCTTCGTCCTCGATAACAACGACAATGTCATCCTTTTGGGCGCACGCAACGGAATGCACGTAACTGCGGGATCAATGAAGTCAGGAAGGGCATTTGGGGATTTGAGCGGATTTGAGTTGGAGTTTACTGGCAAGGAAGAGAATGCCGGTTTTTTCCTGACTCCGAGCGCGTCAGCATCCTCGATTGCATATCCTTTCGATGGCTTGACTACGGATCCAACGATTGTTACTTAACTTTTTGGTACTTGTTCTTGGTTTGGGAGAGCGGAGCGCAACGGTGTTCCGCTCTCTTTATATTTAGGGGTATGTTACAGATACTGACGAACAGCACGCAGACGATTTACTTGAACTTTGGCGGCGTGACAATTACATCGTTGAGCATCCAGTTTGAGAATTGTCTCACCAAAGCCACAACGACTTTCATTCCCACATTTGTAACGGCCACGGAGCGTGCGTATGAGTATCAGATTACGATGCTTTTGCTCGATGAAGGCCAGTACATCTGTCGGTATTACAACGGAGTGAACGAAATTTGGCGCGGATTGGCATTCATCCGGAGTGCTGTGCCATACGCAACGAACGAAATCGTGGAGTACAACAACCCACAAATCGACTACGTCTATGAGTAAGAAATACGAGATGAGCGCGATTGGGCTGCCATCGCTCCAATTGCCGCAGTTCAAGGCCACGCCAGGGAAAGAATATGTCGATTACGGCGATGACAATCTCTACGGCGATTACTTGGACTACCTGTATATGAGCAGCTCGATGCACCAGGCCATCGTCAAAGGATGCGCCGATTTGATTTATGGCACGGGATTGGACTGCGAAACCAAAGACAATTACGTGGATCAATGGCTGCGGATTGTGCAGTTGTTCGACAATGGCCGGACATTGAAGCGAGCGGCGTTTGACTTAAAGTTGTACGGCCAATGTTTTCTCAACCCAATATGGTCAGTTGATCGCACGCAAATCTCCATCGTGCATCATTTGCCGGCCACGCACATCCGCGTGGGAAAGGTGAATGACAGAGATGAAGTAGAGACGTTCTATCATTCTACGGAGTGGGAGAAAAGTGGCGGCCATCGTCAGGCCATTCCGGCGTTCAACTCTCAAGACAGAGAGAGCGCATCGACGGTGATTATGATTAAACTCTACAATCCGTTGAGCATCTACTACGGATTGCCGGACTATGTCGGATCAACGAACTACGTTCACCTGGACAAATCCATCTCGGAGTTCCATTTGAACAACATCGAAAACGGCCTATTCCCGTCAATGATGGTTTCGTTCAATAACGGCATCCCCACGGACGAAGAGCAAATGGAAATTGAGCGCAGTTTGTACGCCAAGTTTGGCGGAGCGACTGGCGCAAAGTTGTTGCTCTCCTTCAACGATTCGGCCGACAATGCGCCAAAGGTTGAGCAAATTCGCATCGAGGATCAGCACAAGATGTATGATTACTTGAGCAAGGAAGTGACGCAAAAGATACTTTCCGGCCATCGAGTGACATCGCCGTTGCTCTTTGGACTGCGAGATACTGGAGGCGGATTTGGCAGCAACGCCGATGAGATGCGCGAGGCGTTTGAACTCTTTATGACTACGGTGATTCAGCCGATGCAGGAAGAATTGCTCAACGGCATCCGGCCGGTTCTTTCGGCCAACAGCATTACGTTGGACTTGAAGTTTGGGCAATTCATTCCCGCGCCATTTTTGACATCCCAAACCGAGGATGAAAAAAAAAACTTTTCGGCTGTCATCCCCACGCACATCCCTGAAGCCATTGGAGAGCGTTGGTTGGAACATCTAAAAGATAAGGATGCTCGACTTGGCGCAGAGTGGATATTGCTCGATTCGCAAGCCGTAATTGATCCGAAAGTGGATAGGCATCTGCACCGGATGAAACGCAACTTTGCGGCAAGCGAAAGCACATTGGCGAGTTACGACAATCATTGGGCGTATTCGGAGTGGGGAGATGTGGTTAGTCCGAAAGGCAATCACTTTGCGCTCCGATATGCGTATTCCACGAACGATTCTCGGCCGGTTTCCAAGACGGGAATTAGTCGAGATTTCTGTCTGAAGATGATTGACCTTTCCGCCGGCGGAGTGATTTATCGTTATGAGGACATTGCCGATATGTCAATGGATGAGGTGAATGCGGAATTTGGCAGTTACGATATATTTGAGTTCAAAGGAGGCGTAAATTGTTATCACTACTGGACAAGGCAGATTTATGTCTTGTGGATGGGCGATGAGCCATACACAGGAGACAATCCGCTAATTTGGGATGACATTGTCGCTGACTGGGATGAGGTTATGGTACGAGTGGCAAACAACCCATACGTGCCACAACCAGGAATCGAAGGAATCGCACCAATTGATATGGGAATCTAATGGCAACTCTCTTTGTAAGCACATCCAAACTGAAGCGAGATACTGCGCTTGGCGGATCGGTTGATGACAATATCATTCGGCCGTACATCAAAGTGGCGCAGGACAAATTCATCCTCCCAATTCTCGGCACAGAGCTGTATCAGAAGTTGGCCACGGATGTCCAAAACAATACGCCATTAACTGGCCGGTACTTGGATGTGATGAATCTCATCCAGCCGGCCTTGACGTTTCACGCATTTGCAGAAGTAGCCTATGTGATGCGCGTGCGCTTTGCCAACAACTCTGTAACGCAAGTCCAGGACGATACGGGATCGTCGGCCAGTACGCAGGACATCAAGTTAGTGGTGGACAATGCGCGAAATATCGCCGAGTTCTACACGAAGCGATTGAGCGAATATCTGTGCGCGTTTGGCACGGAGATTCCGGAGTATATGAGCAACCAATGGCCGGACATATATCCCAATCACCGGCCGTATTTTAGTGGGTTAAACATCGGCCGTTCGCCATTGTACGAACGCCGGATTCAGCAGTATTTGTCAGCGATTAACGTAAGATTGTAATGGCCGAAAGTAAACTCACAGATAAGCCGGTACTGACTACGCCGGCATCCGGAGACCTATTGTATGTGGTAGATGTCAGCGATACAACTGACAGCGCACAAGGCAGTAGCAAGCAGATTTCCGGTAGCGACCTGTTCAAACTTGCGCCGGTTACGAGCGTGGCCACGAAGACGGGGGCAGTTGTATTGGAAGCATCGAACATCTTTCGATCCGGTACATCCGGCGATACGGTGGCCACGGATTTGACGCAGCTCGACAATTTTGCCACGAGCGTTTCCGCGATCCTCAAGAATCCAAGCGCGAGCGTAACGGGATTGCAAGTCGATTCAAGCAACAAAATTGAGATTGATTCGGCCACGACAAAAGCCGTAGTTACGTTAGGCGGCGTATCTGCGGCCACAATTGGCAGCACGCAATCTCTTTTCCCTGCATTGCGCGTGGGGCCATCCGGATCGACATACGACTTGCCATCTTCGCGTGGAAGCATCAGCGGCCAAGTTCCAGTATATAACGATGTTACAAAGGGAAGCACCTGGCAAGAGTTGAAAGTTGCGGAGTTGGATGGCAATAGCGATGACTTGCCTGAAGGCACAACGAACTTGTACTTCACGAGCGCGGAGCGGAGCAAGTTGACTGGCATCGCCGCCGGCGCAGAAGTGAACGTAAACGCCGACTGGAACGCCGTTTCGGGCGATGCGCAAATCCTGAACAAGCCGACATTGGCTACGGTGGCCACAACTGGCAGTTACACGGATTTGAGCAACAAGCCAACGATTGTCAGCTCGGTAACGGGAACTGCGCCCATTGTTTCGAGCGGAGGCACTACGCCGGCCATCTCCATT